CGCGGTTGATGCCGCCGTAGGTTCCCGTGGTCGGGTCATCCGGCACAGCCGCAGCAAGGCCCGTGAGGTTCTTGCCCGCGTTGCCGGTGCCATCACCGTACAGGTCACCGCTGATGCGGTTAGCCAGTTGCGCTTCGGCAACCGACATGCGACCGTCAAGAAGGTCAATGATGGCCTCCTTGCCCGAGTTCTGGATCATCTCCAGACCCGAGATCGTCACCGCACTCGCGTACTGCGTGATGGAGAACTGCGCCGCGCTAATGGGCGAGTTCTGACCGACGTTCAGCACTTCGTAACCGGAGTAGCTGTTCGTGTTGTTCGTGGTCGGATCGGTGTACATGATTTCCTGCAAAATCACGTTACCGCCCGAGAACGTCTTGACGTTCCCACGCTCCTTGAGACGACGCAACAACGCGTTGTTGTTGGTCACGTTATCAGCAAGCTCACCGCTACGGCTCTGAATCGTAGTAGCGATGATGTCGCTGATACTAGAGTTGGCAAATGCCATTTGAAGTCTCCTATATCAGTTAATTACAAACGCGATTCCAGATCGGCAAACTGCTCTTCCAAAATCGCACGACGGTCGCCGCCTTTGGGAGCCGTGTTTACGCCGGGTGTGGCGCTTCTGACACTCACCGCTGCTGCTCTGGCTGCTTTCGCAACCTTGTTGGCCTCTCTGGCCTGTTTGTTGGCGATCTCGGCCTGTTGGGCCTTGTTCACCTGCTCAAACAGATCAGGGTTCAATCTAATGGCCTTTTCGTAGGCTTCGTCCAGCGTTTCGGCCATGCCACTCTGTAGGAGTTGAATCATGGTCGCTCTGGCGTCCTCAAAATGTTCAGCTTTCGTGCTGAACTGATTGATCTCGTTGAGAAGCGTCTGATTTTCACGCATCTCCTGCTGCTGTTTCCAGCCCATCACCTCGCCGCGCACGTTGTTCAGCTCGTTTTGAAGCTGATACACCATCGGGTCAACGCTGCCCTGCGGCACCGCACCCTGCGGCGCTGCGCCCTGCTGTACGGCACCCAAGTTGATGCCGTAGGACTGCGCAAGCTGGTAAAAATACGCCATTTTCGTCTGCGGGTCGCTGTTACGCAGCTTGTGGTCGGCTTCCATTAGCGCCGCCACGGCTTTCTCGGGCTGCAATCCCAGCCCTTGGATCGTGTTCATGTACGGCTGGATGGCTTCCTGCATCGCATCGGCAAACTGCGCCTTGGAGAGCAGCGGTTCCACGCCCGCACGCATCTGCTCCTCACGCTGCCATGCGTATTCCTGCATCTTTGGGTCAGCTTTGGTCCAAATCTCATGGAAATCCTTTTTCCACGACGCAGGGGGACGTTTCCATACCGGCGGTTCGGCGTCAGCCTCGGGTTCTCGCTCAAGCTGGGTTTGGCGAGGGGCAAAACGGCCCTTTTCGTCGCGCTGCCCAATGGTTTCTACGGGTTCGCCCTTCTCAATGGCCTCAAAACCCTGCTCCAACATCGCTCGCCGGGAATCTTCCGCCTGTGGGGCTTCCGCATTCTGGTTTTCAACGTCCACGATTAGCCTCTCCTGTGGGGATTGGTGAAGTTCAACTCTTGCCGCAGCTGCCGGATCACCCGGTCAGCTTGATCGTTCGTCATGCGCTGGTTAACTTCCCACTTCAAACGCTCAAGGCGGCTGTTATCCACCTTGGGTTTCGGCAAATGCCGCGCGGGATCGTCGTTGCCAACCTCAACGCAGCCGTTTGCCTTGAGGTGCCGACGGTGCTGTGAGCGCGAGGTAACCATGCGACCGTCAATCATGCTCTTGTAGGGCTGAATGTCGGGCTGAACGTAGTGATACCGGCCCTGCGCATCCTTTTTGCGCTCCACAAACTCGCCGTCTAATAAAACATACGTGCGTTTCATTGATTAAGCGGAGGCGTTGGTAAAGTTTTATTCATCTGCGCAATGATGAGCCGCGTCTGCGCGTCCATGTCCGCCTTGTACTTCGCCGCTTCCTGCTGGCTTTGCAGCTTCATGGCTTCCAACTGCGCTTCAAACTGTTGCTTTTGCTGCTCCATTTGCAGCTTCGTCTGGTTTTTCAGCTGCTCCATCTGCATTTGCTGTTGCAGTTTTGCCTGCTGTAGCGCCGCTTCCATTTGCATACGGCCCTGCTCAAGCTGACCCTTCTGCTGCAACTCGGCCTGCTTGCCCTGTTGCTCGCCATCGGGTTGCTGCTGTTGCGCGGCCTGCTGAAGCTGCTGCAACGTAGCGTCAATCTGACCCTCAATCGGGCGTGCGGCCTTAAACGCCTGCATCCCAAAGCGCAGCAACTCCATCATCATCGGCACCATCTGCGGCGAGGCTTGGCCGACGGGCAACGCTTGCGCGAGGAACCCACCAAACGCCTGCAAGAACTGCATCCGATCCTGCTTGTTCTGGTTCTCATCCAGCATCACAAGGCTGTCAGCAGCAATGTCTACGCGGAAATTGCGCAGCGGCTTGTTACGCAACAGCTCTATAGCTTGCGGGATCAACTGCTGATCCGCTGGCGTCATTTGTCCTGCGGCGGCGTAAGCAAGGATCGTCTCGGGCTGGAAGTGCAGGCACATCACCTGCGATTTGAGCTTGATAATTTCGGAGGCGTAAAGCGCAACGTCCTCCTGCATGGAGCGCAGTCTTAATCCCGCGTACTGGCCTTTGATTTGCTGCGCGGTCGCGGTTTCGCTGGCGAACGAGGTGCCTCGGATGATGTCCGAGATGCCCGTGATTTCGTAGATTTGGCTCTTGATGTCCTCTCTAGCTCTATAGCAGTTAAGTAGCGCATTTGCGAGCGTGTCAAGCGGGAGGAGGTCAATGCTTCCTTTAAGGCCGCCCTTTTCGCTGAAAGCCATCCACTTATCAACTGGAATAAGCGCATTGTTGTCGCCCTCCGTGAGAAGCCGTTGCAGCGCAGGCTGGCTGGCGTCGTACACGCCACGCACACGCAGCGCCTTCACCAACCCGTCAATGCGGTCGGAGAGGATGTCCAACTCCATCGCCTGATCTTGGTACAGCACGAAATCGGGAACGGGTACGAGCGTGTCGCTGGTCGTGGTCGCGTAAAGCGGCTTCGGGCAAGGGAAGAACCCCTCTAGCCCGAGCGGGTCATCGCGCACATCAATCATCTGCGGCATGCCCTTGCAGAACCAATAGACCTTTTGTGTCTCCTTGTCCCACAGCTCGCAAATCTTGGCGCGGTTGTACGTGCGCTTGCTCTCGTTGTACGCGTTGAGCGGCTCCGGCCCTTGGTCTAGCGGGATGCGGCGTGCCATTTCATCGCCAAACCGCTCCACAAGCGCCTCACGGGTCATATAGACCCAGCGCCACACCTGCCCCACTTCTTCCCATGTGCGCGCCTGTGAGTGACCGAAATCGCGCCAATGCACGTAATCCACGACGGCGCACTCGTACTCAATCTGCTCCATCGGTTCGGACATTTCGCCCTGTTCAACCGTGGAGGTAACCGATACGCCGTCGTCATCAATGCCGATGGGCGAGGTGTGCGGCTCATAGCGCACCCATGCGCTGCCGCGACCGCCCAAGAACCGATCCTCCACGCTGTATTTCATCGTGGAACGGAAGTCGGGGTAATGCTCAATCTCAAAGTCAATCGCACGCTCAAGGAGCTGCGCGGCCACGCGGCCCACCGGGTCGTTGTCACCAAAGCGGCGGCTAATGTCAGCCTTTGGCAGTTTGGCGTAAACGGCAGGCGTCAACGTCTGCACGTTTGACCACAGGATGTTGAACTTGGCCGATTCGGTCAGCGTTTGCCCACGGGTGTCGTCGCGGTAACGCTTGACGATCTTCTTGACCCGCGCCGTCCACTTGGCAAATTCGTTGTCGTATTGCCCGACGATCTTGAGGTAGCGATCTACCTCGCTGCTGACCAACATCGGTTCCATTACGCTTTCCCCTCGTTACGGGCGCTGATCGCTCGGGCCTTGGCCTTGGCGTCGTCTTTGCTGGATGCGCCCCAAGCACGCAGCGCAAGCGCAAGGCGTGTGGGTTCACCGTTCTTCGCCATCGGCCCCGGCATGTTGCCCATGCGGGCAAGGAAGCTGGCGCGGCGTGGGTTGTCGCCCTTCTTCACCGGAGGTTTGAGCGTGCCACCCGTCTCGGCTTTGTACGAAGCACGGCCCTTGGCGTTGAGGCCGCCCTTAGGGTTTTTGCCCTCGCTACGCTGCCACGCTGCGGTCATTTGTTCTCCGGCTTCGCGGTCTTGGCGGCTTGCTTGAAGTCAGCACCGGTCGGGCGTCCAGCCTCACCGGGGCGCTTCATGCGCTCGCCAGAGCCAGCCTTGATCCGCTCCTGCTTGGCTAGGATGTTGGCATAAAGCCCGGGCTTGCGGTTCATGCGGTAAAGAACCCGACAGCAAGAACAGCCAGCCCTGCGCCTGTCGTAATTGCCCACGGGCCGGAAGCCGAGGCGGCGTTAATCTCAAGGCTGTAGACGCCGACGGGCGTGTTGGCGGCCATCGTCAGCACCGTGGTGCTGCCATCCAGCACGCTCAACGTAGAGGTGCCGGTCGTCGTAACCGTGACCACGATGCGGTGCAGGTAATCGCCTACCGCGCCCGTTCCACCCAACACCTGCGCGGTCTGGGAGGCGGCCACAGTCTCGTAAGGGTATCTGTTCGGTGACGTAATGCTCATATCCGCGCTCTCCGCGAGGTTGTCCGATCATGCACCGCCCACATGTCGTTGAGTGTGACGGTGTTCTGTGGGCCGACCATGAGCGGTTTAGGCTCAAGGGCCGGGGTCTTGTCAGCAGTCTCTTGCCATGATACCGCAAGCATACGGAAAGCGTCAGCCGGGTGGCTAGTCCAATCGTGGCGCGGTGACTGACGATAGGCTTTTTTGTCCTCGTCGTATTCGCGCTGGTACTGACGCAGCGCCTCTATGCCATCGCGGCATTTCTCGGCGTCAAACCAAATGCGCGGCAGCGTCATGCGCACCGCTTGTATGCCTGACTGCACGCCAATGTCGGGAACGACGGCAAGTTTGGCGACATCCAGATGCACCGCCAGTTGCTCAATGATGCTCTTACCCGTTTGCAGGCTTTTGGCTTTGGCGTCGTGCGGCAGGTAGTGGCGGGCGTAGCGGTAAGGCTTTGCCATCACCGTTGTGGCGATGTCGTAGATGTCAGCACCCGACACCGCAAAGAAGTCTATGACGCGGATTTCCCCGCGCCCGATCTGGTAGAACCATATCGCCGTATCGTCCCGATACCCCAAGTCCCAACTGCTATACACAGGCAGGTTGGGGTCGTGTGGCACTTGGCAGATGCGGCCTTGTTGGTCAGCCTCACGCATTTCTTTACCGTAAAAAGCGCCAAGGATGGCAGCCTCAAAACTGCACTCGTACTCCTGCAAATACTGATCCTCGGCCAATTGCGCCCGGGCGGCGGCTAGTTCGCCGCTAGGGAGAAGCCCGCTGCTGGAGGCGGGGAGGCGCAGCAGGAACCACTCGTCAGAAAGACGAGCAGCGGTTTCGTAAATCTCCCAAAAGGCATTCTTGCCCTTGGGTGTGCCGCCAAACACCGCCCAGCCTTGTTTGTCGGAGAGGGCAGGGCGTATGACGTTGCCGAACACGCTAGGTTTGAAGTCGCCGTATTCGTCCATGTACACGCCTGAGAA